TCTCTTCGACCGCGCCCGCCGATCGACGTCACGATCGAGCGCGTTCCTCATTCCGCTTGGACGATGTTCGCTCCGTTTCACTATCTGACGAACACGCTGCATCGAGGCGCTCGTTGCTTCGTGCTCTTCGTCGGCGACGAGCCCGCCTCGTTCGCGGGGATTCTGCATCGACCGCACTCGCGCACGCGAGGTCGTCCGATCAAGGGCATTTCGCGAGTCGTCACGCTCCCCGACTGGCAGGGGCTCGGGCTCGCGTTCGTACTGATGGACGCGCTCGGCGCTGCCTACAAGCTCGATCGGGTCCGGCTGCACAACTATCCGGCTCATCCGGCTCTCATTCACGCGCACGATCGCTCGCCGGTTTGGGAAATGCGCACGCCGCCGCGCGGCTCGATGGGACGTCACGCGGGCAAGACCTCGAGCGTCGCTGAGCTGACGCGCCGACGTGACGAGCTGGGCTCGCGCGGGCAGGTGTGGCGCTTCGGTCGTCGCCCGAACGCTGTCTTCGAGTACGTCGGCCCTGCCGCCGAGTCGAACGATTGGCTGCACGCGCCGCTCGAGATTGAGCACGATGAGAGGACGCTCGCGATCGCATGAGCGACTTGCGCGGCGCAGTCAAGCGTCGCGACGTCGAAGGATTCGCGGAGTTCTGTCAGCAGCTGCGCGTCGAGAACGGCTCGCGACTCGAGCTCTATCCCGAACAGCGCATCATGCTCGCCGCCTACTTCGAGGGCGTGCGCGAGACGCTGATTCTGATCTCGAAGAAGAACGGGAAGACGACGCTACTCGCGGCGCTCGCTCTGTATCACCTGCTCACGACGCGCGACGCGATGTGCGTGATCGGCGCAGCGTCTCGCGATCAGGCGACGATCCTCTACGACCAAGCGACCGGGCTCGTCGAGCGCTCAGAGCTGCGAACGCTGTTCAAGTCGCAGACGGGCTATCGACGCATCGATGCGCGCTGGGATCGCGGGCGCATTCGCGTGCTCGCCGCTGACGAGAACACGGCGGACGGCGTCATTCCGACGCTCGCGCTCGTCGATGAGTTGCATCGACACAAGACCGCTGGGCTCTACGGCATCTTTCGCGACGGGCTCGGACCGCGCGACGGGCGACTGATCACGATCTCGACGGCAGGCGCGTCGCTCGACTCCCCGCTCGGTCATCTGCGCGCTCGAGCGTATGAGTTGCCCGGATTCGAGCGTGACGGCGTCTATCGACACGTGCGCACCGAGGAATTCGCGATGCACGAGTGGGCGCTGATGCCCGAGGCGGACGTCAACGATCTCGAGCTCGTCGCGAGCGCGAACCCCGCCCCCTGGCAGACGGTCAAGCAGCTGCGAAAGCGTCACGAGTCGCCGTCGATGACGCCGGGACAGTGGCGGCGCTTCGCCTGCGGCATCTGGACCGAGGGCGAAGAGCCCTGGCTCAATCCGGCGTTGTGGGATCGTCTCGGCGACCCTGAGCTCGAGCTCGACGTCGCTGCGCCGACGTGGATCGGCGTTGACGTCGGCGTCAGGAAGGACTCGACCGCGATCGTCACGGTTGCAGCTCGAGGCGACGGCGAGATCGCGATCAAGGCGCGCATCATGCGCCCGCCGAACGAAGACGGTCTGCCGCTCGCGCTCGTCGAAGACGCCGTGCGCGAGGCGTGCGCCGATCGCAACGTGCAGGCGGTGCTCTTCGACCCGTGGACGTTTCGACGCTCGGCAGAGCTGCTCGCAGAAGACGACCTGCCGATGGTCGAGTTTCCGCAATCGCCCGAGCGCATGGCGAACGCGAGCGAGAACCTCTATCGACTGATCGAGACGGGCGCGCTCGTGCACGACGGCGATCCCGCGCTGCGCGCGCACGTCGTCGCGGGCGCGGTCAAGCAAACCGAGCGCGGCTGGCGTCTTGTGAAGGACCCGCGCTCGAGTCGTCCGATCGACGCGCTGATCGCGCTCGCAATGGCGGCGCTTCCTGCCGCGCAGAATCTGACACGCGCTGAGCCGGGGTTCGCATGGGCGTGATCTCGCGCGAGGAGCTCGTCGCGCAGGCATGGAGCGAATATCTCTGCAGCTGTCGCGCCTCGAGCGGCGATCGCTACGAAGACGTGATCGAGCCGCTCGCATGGGCGCGCCTGCTGCGACGTCTCGCAGCGATCAATCGAGCAGCGAATCGCGGCTCGCGAAAGATCAAGGCGCTCGCATGAGATTGTGGCCCGCACGTCGCGACGAGCAGCGCGTCGATCCGATCATCAGTCTGCAGAGCTGGATCGATCTGATGACGTCCTTTCAGTATCAGGGCGTCCAATACACGCTGCCGAGCGATCAGCAGGAGGAACTACGCGACTACACCTCGCTGATCCGACAAGCGTTCAAGTCGTGCGTCGTCGTCTTCGCCTGCATGGACGTGCGCGCCAAGCTCTTCTCGGAGGCGACGTTTCAGTGGCGCGACTCGAGCTCGCACAAGCTCTTCGGCACGCCCGAGCTGCAGATTCTCGAGCATCCGTGGCCCGGTGGCACGACCGGCGATCTGCTCTACCGAATGCTGCAGTGCGCCGATCTGAGCGGTAACGCATTCGTCACTCGACGAGCGAATCAGACGCTCGCGGTGCTTCGTCCCGATTGGGTGGACATTGTCTCGGCGTCGCCGAACTCGGACGCGAGCGTTTGGGACCTCGACGCGAAAGTCATCGGCTACCTGTATCACCCGCGCGGGCGCACGGGCGAAGAGCAGCCGGTCCCGTTGCTCCCCGAGACAGTCGCGCATTTCGCCCCGATCCCTGATCCCGAGCGTCGCTTCGCCGGGACGACCTGGCTTTGGTCCGCGATTCGCGAGGTCATGGCAGACAAGGCGGCGACGCTGCACAAGCTGCAGTTCTTCGAGAATGCCGCGACGCCGAACATGGTCGTCAAATTCGATCTCGACACCGTCGAGAAGATGCGACCCTGGATCGAGCTCTTTCAGGAGGGGCACGAGGGCTCGCTCAACGCCTACAAGACGCTGTTCATCAACTCGAGCACGAGCGTCGAGCCGATCGGTGCGACGCCCGAGCAGATCGACTTCAAGGTCACGCAGGGCTCAGGCGAGACACGCATCGCAGCGGCTGCAGGCGTGCCGCCGATCGTCGTCGGGCTCAGCGAGGGTCTGCAATCAGCGACGTATTCGAACTACGCGCAGGCTCGACGGCGCTTCGCTGACGGGACGATGCGCCCGCTCTGGCGCGAAGTCTGCGGCTCGCTCGAGCAGCTTGTCACGACCCCGAACAGCGGCTCAGAGCTTTGGTACGACGACGCCGACATTTCGGCGCTGCAGTCGGACACGCAAGACGCAGCGGCAGAAATGCGCGAGAAGTCGCAGGCGGCGAACACGCTCGTCGCCGCTGGCTTCGATCCCGACTCAGTCGTCGCCTGCATCGACGCGGGCGACTTCACGCTGCTCAAGCACACCGGGCTCACGAGCGTGCAGCTGCAGCCGCCCGGAACACCGGCATCGACAACGCCCGCGCCGCCGCCGCCCGAGCTGGCGAAGACGAATGGCGCATCGACCAAGTGAGGGAGACGATGAGCACAACCGCGAACGGCAAACCGCCCCGCGACGAGCTCGTGCGCGCGATCGGTGGCGGGCTCGAGCTGCGCGACGACGACGAGAGCGAGGGGCCGCGCCTCGTCGGACACTTCGCTCGCTTCGGTGAGTGGGCCGAGATCGATTCAGTCTTCGAGGGTCACTTCATGGAGCGCGTCGCTCGAGGCGCGTTCATGAAGACGATCGAAGAGAACCGCGATCGCATTCGCGTGCTCTTCCAGCACGGGCAAGACCCGCAAATTGGCGACAAGCCGCTCGGCCCGATCGACGTGCTGCGCGAAGACAGTCGCGGCCCCTACTACGAAGTGCCGCTGCTCGATGTGCCGTATGTGCGCGATCTCGTGCCCGCGCTCAAGGCGGGACTCTACGGCGCGAGCTTTCGATTCAGCGTGCTGCGCGAGTCGTTCAAGCGCGACGCGAAGCCAAGCGATCACAATCCCGAGGGCATCCCCGAGCGCACGCTGCACGAAGTCGCGCTGCGCGAATTCGGTCCCGTCACGTTCCCCGCCTACGCGGGCGCGACGGCGGGCGTGCGCTCGATGACGGACGAATTCATGCTCGGTCGCTATCGAAGCGCGATGCTCGAGCAGCGCTTCGACAACGAAGACCTTTCGACGCTCGCGCAGATGATCGAGCTCGGAACGGTCTACATCGACGAGCAAGACGATCCCGGCGACGAAGTGAACGTGCCGGTGATGCAGGGCGTCGTCAAGACATTGACGTCCCTGCTGCCTTACGAAGTCAGCGAGGACGAAGCGCCGGAAGACGAGGACGAATCAGCGTCTGACGGCAGAAGCGCACCTGCCGACGAGCACGCCGCCCCCTCGCGGGCACCTGCAGACGGTACGCCGCGCACGACCGGGTCAACGTGGCCGAAGACGGCTGCAGACGTATGGGAGGAATTGTGGAGCCCGTAAATCTCGACGAATACAGATCGAGCGAAGAGCTGATCGATCTGCGCAAAGACTTGCGCGGGCGGCTCGAAGAGCTCGATCACGAATTCGAGGGCAAGCCGATGGACGAGTCGGCGCGCGACGAATTCGCGGGCGTCAAGACGACGCTCGATCA